CGGCTTTCGCACTCAACATTGCGGAGTCGATGTCTCGGGAGCATGAGGTAGCTTTCTTTTCGTGCGAAATGAGCCGTGCTGAGATCATGGACCGGCTGGTATCGTCGGTGTCGGGCATCACGCATCAGAGGATTCGGCGTGGACAGCTAGATACGGGGGCCGACTTCACGCGGGTATCAGACGCGCTCTCGCGGATCCATGACTCGAAGCTGTGGATTTGCGACACGCCTAACATCAGGTTGGAGGACATGCGCAACCAGGCGCGGATGTTCCGAGCGATGGGCGGTGAGGTGGTTATCATCGATTACCTGACTTTGGTGAAGTACGGGACCGACACGCGGATGATGAGGGCGGAGAGAGAGGGCGCGAAGTCGGCGGAGCTCAAAGCGATGGCGCGGGAACTTGAGGTGCCGGTGATCGCGTTGTCGCAGTTGAACCGGGAGGGCGAGGGACAGAGGCCTTCGCTTGCGCAACTGCGGCAGTCAGGGGAGATCGAGGAGAACGCGGATATGATTTTGCTATTGCATCGGGAGCGGGGGGGGAGCGAGACGGATTGCATCATCGCCAAGCATCGCAACGGGCCGGAGGGGGTGGTGCATATGCATTTCAACGCGGAGATGTTGCGCTTCGCGGAAGTCGATGAGTAGGAGGGAGTCATGAACGAATGGATCAAGTACGACGGCACGAATCCGCCGACGGATCGGACAAAAGATGTGCGGTGGCGGATTGATTTTGGGCATGGTTCTTACGTCACGCATTACGCTGGTGCGATGGGTATCGCTCCCGCAGGCGCGATTGCGTGGCAATATCTCGATCCCTACCCGGTGGAACCCGAGATGCCGGATGTGGTGTGGATCAGCGGATGGAATCTTCCTGACGGAGAGGGCCACTGGGTGAGGGAGGAGATCATCCACGGAAGTGGGCGGAATCGCTACCGCCGGTGCGTGGAGATAACACCGGTTTTGTTGGGCCATGTGGAATCAGTACTGTGCGATAGGACTTGTGGGAAATGTAGTGCGCAGATGATGATGGCCGACCACTTCTGCCCCCGATGCGGTGCCGAGGTGAAGCGATGACCCTCGCAGCGCTCTACGTCGCCCTCGCGCTTATCGCGGGGAGCTTGACGGTACTCGCCATCTGCCTTCGCGTACGCGACAATCGGGCAGGGAAACCATGTGAAGTGAGTAACCCAGGATGAAAGAGCGAGCCACAATGAAGTGAGTAGATACATGGCGCGATACTACGATGTCGTCCCGATCATGCCGAAGCAAAACGACCCCCACGTCCGCACGGCATCCGGCTGTCGGGGCGAGTGGTTCGTCCATGTCCGGCCCTGCCCAGAGTGTCACGCGAGGATGTTGACCGATCACCACGGGAGCTATCACTGCAATCTTTGCGGATATCACGCAGACGGGGTTGACAAAAACAAAAATAGGGCGGTAGCACGAGTCATGGAGGACCATAGATGAAAAGATGGATCTTGTTTTTGGTAGTGCTCTTCATCGCCGGTTCGGTATTCGGAGCTGGACTACAGGAGGAGCGGACGATCACGCTCTTGCACGGCGGCAATCCCGATCTCGGCGGCTGGACCCGATACGACGACGCGGCCGAGAGGATGCGGGCAGACTTCCCTGGCGTGACGGTGGAGATGCTGCAGATTGATCTGTCCACCGGCTCAGCGCTCACGATGGTTGCGCTCAACGCCGCGGGGGACACTCCGAACATCTACGTCGATTTCATCGGGAGAGTTAGCGAGTCTCTTGTCTCGGAGTTCGCGCTCCCGCTCAACGGCTACATCCGCGACCTCGACCAATACGTCGACCTTAGTCCATACACGCGCGATGGCAAGGTACTCGGACTCCCCGACGTAGGCGGAGCTCAGGGCATGGCGGTCAACATGGAGATCATGCGGGAGATCGGGTTTACGCCTACCTGGGACTGGACCATCGAGGATTTCCTGAAGATGGCCGAGCTCGTGAAGCAGAAATACGGCGGTGAGAAGTGGGCAACGGGGATGTTCGCTGCGAATCAATCCGGCGACTACCTCATCAACAACTGGTTTGCGAGCTTCGGAGCGGAGTACTACGCGGACGGGTACGCCATCACGACCATCGACAAGGGCGGCGCGAAGGCATACGAGTTTTTCCAGACGCTGGTTCGCAACGGCTACATCCCGCCCGACGCGGCGACGCTGACCGATGACGACTACGTGTTGCAGTGGGCACGGGGCGAACTCGCGGCGACCGCTTTCTTCCCGGCGTGGATCAAGCCGTACTTTGACACCGTGTTTAGCAACGGGACCGGGAAACCATTTGACTATCAGTTTTTCCCGTTCCCGGGAGGTGCCCCGACCTACGTGAGCGCCGCGGCGTTCGTCGTGCACAAGACGGGTACCGAGGCCGATAAGTGGGCTGCGCGATTCGTCGAGTACGCCAACGGGGTCAAATTTCAGGAGTACGCCACGCTCATGGGAAACGTCCCTTCGCGGCGTGACGCTCGATTCCTCAAGGACGATCCGCGGGTAGCGGAGACGGCGCGGATCATGGCCGACTTCGGGGTGTTCGATTTCGGTTCGACGATGCCGTTTTTCGCGCGTACCAGGCCGCAGCACTTCCCGATTCTTCAACGGGTGCTCAAGCTCGAGGTGACGCCTAAAGCTGCGATCCGCGAGTACGCCGAGGCGATCAACCGGGCAATCGCCGACGAATGAAGTACTTGCTGTTGGCACCGTCGCTCGTCGCGTGCGCTCTGTTCGCGATTTGGCCTGTGGGCGAACTCGTTGTCATCAGCTTATACAGGACCAACTTCATAGTCAGCCGGTTCGTCGGATTTGCGAACTACGCGCGAGCATTCGGCGACCCGGTTTTTTTGCGGTCGATGCTCAACAGCCTGTGGTATGCGATCGGGATGGTGACGCTATCGGTGGGGGGCGCGGTGACAATCGCGCTCCTCGTCATGCGTGAGCGGAAACGATGGCACGATGTGATCCGAGTGCTCATGTACCTCCCTGTGGTAGCTGCGGGAATCATCATCTCGCAGGTGTGGCGGTGGATCTTCCACTCGCAAGGGCCGATCAACTGGATTCTCGGGATGCATGTGCAGTGGTTTGCGCAGGGGGTGACTGCCATACCTGCGATCGTGCTGATCGTGGCTACGACCGGACTCGGAGGCGTGCTCATCGTGGTGCTTGCCTCGATCCTCGGGATCGACACGAGCATCTACGACGCGGCGGTGATAGACGGGGCTCCGTGGTGGATGATCAAGCTGCGGATAGTACTCCCGATGATCTCGCGGACGATAGGGGTGCTGGTACTACTCACGGTGGTCGCGGCTCCGCAGGTGTTCGAGACGATCTACGCGCTCGCTCCGTTCGAGTACGCCGCGACTATGGGATGGGTGATCTACCGCGAGGCTTTCGTGATGTCGAGGCATGGACCGGCCGCGGCGATGTCGATGATCTTGCTCGTGATGATGATGGGCGTCGCGCTCGTGAGACAACGGGTGCAGCGGTGAACCGAGCAGTACTTGTCGCCATCATCGTCGTGATGCTACTCCCTGTGTGGTTTCTCATCGTGGGATCGTTGACGGAGATGCGGGGGCTGTTCATTATGCCTCCTCGTTTCTGGCCTCGGATGCCGACGCTGGACAACTACCGATGGGTGACGTCGCATCCGGTTCTGCTGTGGGCGCGGAACTCCGGCATTGTGCTCGCGATGACTGTTGTGCTCGCGGTGGCGGTATCGGCAAGCGGCGGGTACGCCTTCGCGTTCTACTCGTTCCGGTGCAAGCGGGTGTTGTGGGCGCTTCTTTTGTCGGGAGTGATGGTGCCGCGGATGTCGCTTATCATCCCGCTATTCGTGGTCATGCGGAAGCTCGGGGTGGCGGGGACGCTATGGTCGGCGGTGCTCCCGCTGTGCTACATGCCGATGGGTCTTTACCTGGCTCGCGCGTATTTCGAGACGGTCCCGAAGGGCGTGATGGACTCGGCGCGGATCGATGGGGCGAACGACTTGCAGATCCTGCTACGGATAGTCGCGCCGATCAGCCGCCCGATTATAACGGCGATCGCGTTGTTCTCGGGGCTCGGGGCGCTGGGCGATTATCTGTGGCAACTCCTGCAATTGCAACGGCCCGACGTGCACACGCTTTTGATCGGGCTTATGCGAGCGGCGATGAGCAGGGGCGGGGGTGAGGCGACCGTGAACCCGATCGGGTACTCACTTGCATCCGCGGTGGTGTTGGCGCTACCGATGCTTGCGATATTTCTCATCGCCAACAAATATTTTGTGACGGCTCTCGGGGGAGCCGTGAGGGAGTAGAGTATGCAACCTGTTGTGGCTATCGTCATCGCTCGCGGCGGATCGAAACGGGTGCCGCGGAAGAACGTGAAGAACTTTTGCGGCCATCCGCTTGTGGCGTGGTCGATCGTGCAGGCGATCAACTCGCGGACGGTGGATCGGGTAGTGCTGTCCACCGACGATGATGAGATCGAGGAGATCGGGTGGCGCTACGGTGCCGAAGTGATTCGTCGGCCGAATTGGCCTGACGCTGATCTTGTGGCCGCGAACCGTCCACTCCTCCACGCTATCGAGGTGCTCGAGGCCGACATCGGGCTCGACTGGACGATGGCGACTTTGCTCCCGACCTCGCCGATGCGGAAGCCGGACGATATCGACCGGGCGGTGAAGCACTGGCACAACACGGGTGGGCAGGTTTCGGCGATGCATCGCAACCGCGAGACGTTCATCTACCGCGACAAAGGCGGGATCGTGGCGGAGGCTATTCTCACCGACAAGTACAAACGGCATTTTTCGCTCGCCTCGGGAGTCGTGACGGTAAACCACCCGCGGTGGTACCAGTGGTTTACGCATCAGCTTCCATCGGACCACGACGAGGATCTCGACAGCATGGTCCTCGAATCGAGGGACGCGCCGAACAACCAGATCTATTACATCGAGGTGGAGGCGTGGCAGGTACCGGAGACAGATACGTTCACCGAGTTCGACTTGTGCGCGCTCATCATGGAGCACTACATACTCGACGGAAGAGGGATGGAGGTCTATTATGACTATAAGTGAGAAGATCGCGGTTGCTATACAGCAATTCGCGAGTGCGATTGGGTATCGATACGGGCGGTACGAGTGCCCGAAGTGCGCGGCTCCATTGTCAGGGGCGGGATGGAGGAAACCGAATCGGGTGATTCCTAATTGCTCCGTCTGTGGCACCGTGACGAAGTTCGTGGAGGAGCAGTGGGAGGCGACCTACTATGAGTGAGCACATCGGTAACCCGGACCGGTTCGCCCCTGGGGAGCGCCGACTTCATGACGACGAGATTGCCAAAAAGTTCGAGGACGGAGGCCGGAAACCCATCCCCGAAAACGAGATTACCGCCGACATGGTGGCGTTCCAAGTGGCGACTATCAACAAGATTCTCCCCCGCGAAATGGTGTCCGCCTTCGGCAATCACTATCTGCTCTATAAGGATATGCATCGAGACGAGTGGGCGAAGCCGCTGGCCGTGCTCTCCCGGTGCGCGGATGAGATCGGCGAATCGTTGCGGTACTACTTCCGGGGTCGGCACCAAGCCCACGATCTCCCGCAGGGGAACCACTCGGGGCCATGCATTATCATCGGCTCAGGGTGCTCGCTCAACGATGCGCTCCCACACCTGCGCAAGTGGGGGGGGGGGCTTATCTGCTCATCCTCTCACGCATCGACGCTACAGAAGTACGGAGCTCCGCCCAAGCATATACTGAACTTCGATCCGTTCAGCGCCGTGGAGGAGTTCGACGCCAAGCCCTACGACTACGCGAAGACGGTGATGATCACGCATACCGGGATAAATCCCGCCCTCCACGACTGGTGGAAGGGAACGAAATATTTGTACCGGGTCTACGATCCGGCGGTTTATTTCTACGCCTACGCGCTCTCGACCGGGTATAACTGGATCGAGACGCAAATGCAACCGTTCTCGCATTCGATTCCGATGCAGATGGCCGCGGCCAATTTCATGGGCTACTCGCCGCTCATCCTCATGGGATGCGATCAGTGCTACCACGAGACGGTGCGGTTTGACGCATGGCACTACCAAAAGCCTACGGGGGAGAAGCGCAAGCGCTGGGTACTCTCGCCGGGCGAGCCGACGCAGAATGCCCAGAATACCAACCACATCCGGATCACGACGGCGGGTGGGCGATTGACCGATTACGTGATGACCCACTACCGCACGACGACGGTAGCGATGTCGTGGGTCGACAACATGCACGTCGTAGACGCATCGGATGGGCTACTCGACGGGTTGTATCCCAAGGCGGATATCCGGGAGGTCATCGAGACGCAGGGGGCGAAGATCCGGCCGCAGGCGCGGAGCACTCGGGAGCGCCTCGAGCCGTGGCTGGCGGTCAAGCAGCACTACTTCGTGCCGATGTTGGAGGGTCACAAACTCGTGGTCGCGCAGAACATGGTGCACCTCGAGGGGATGGTGCGGATGCTGCATGACACCTACGACCCGACGATAGACGTTGCTGCGATCATGATGCGCTTCCGCAATGTGCTCGAGGAGGGCGAGACGAAGTGCGCCGACGGGACATACGGGCGTGCGGGACTGACGCAATAGCCTGAAATCGACCACCTGATTGCGGTATCTTGCAATTTCTCGTGTAGTGGCGTATCTTTTTACGTAGTGGCGGGCGGCAGACCATCCGGTTACAAATCAGATACTCCCGAACGCGCCTACTGGATGGCACGCGCCGGGCTAATCGACGCCGAAATTGCAGAAGAGCTCAAGGTATCAGTAGCCACAGTACATAACTGGAAAAATAAGCATCCCGAGTTTATCGACGCCTTAAAAAGAGGCAAGGCTATCCCCGATGACAAAGTAGAGTTGTCGCTGTATCAACGCGCTCTCGGATATGAGTACGTGGAGACTACCCGAGAGGCGAAAGAGGGCGAGTTGGAGGTCACTAAGACGGTGACCAAGCAACAGGCTCCAGACGTGATCGCTCAGATCTTCTGGTTGAAGAACCGGCGACCTGAGCGGTGGCGGGACGTGCAGAGGGTAGAGCACAGTGGAAACGTCGAAAGCTCAATCACCATCGTCCGTAGTCATTAACCTACTCCCGAAGCAGGACGACTTCCTCTTCTCTCAGGCGAAGTACCCGGCGTTCATATCGGGGCTTGGCGCGGGGAAGACATACGCAGGTAGTCTAAAGGCCGTGATCAAGATGGAGGAGGGCGAGGACGGGGTGATAGTAGCCCCCACCTACCCGATGCTTCGAGACGTAACGCAGAAGACGTTCCTCTCGATCCTCGACGCGGCCAACTACAAGTACGAGTACTACAAGACAGACGGGATCCTCGAGCGCAAGGGCGCCACGGTAATGTTCCGCTCGTCCGACAATCCCGATCGGCTTCGCGGGCCCAACCTCAACTGGGCGTATCTGGACGAAGCGGCGCAGATGCGCGAGTCGATGTGGAACGTCATCCTCGGGCGGCTTCGGGTAGGGCACAAGCCGCAGGCGTGGATCACCACGACTCCGGCCGGCTACAATTGGGTCTATCGCCGATGGGTAGAGAAGGGCGACCCCGCGTATCAGATCATCCACGCATCGACTCGTGAGAATACCTATCTTCCGAGTGAGTACGTGGCCGACCTCGAATCAAACTACGTCGGAGAATTTGCCAAGCAGGAGATAGAGGGCGACTTCGTGGCTTTTGAGGGGCTTGTATATCCCGACTTCTCCCGCAACCTGCATCTCCTCAAATCGTTCGCCATCCCCGAGAGTTGGCCGAGATACCGGGCGCTCGATTACGGCTACACCAATCCATTCGTATGTCTGTGGGCGGCGCTCGACGAGGACAAGCGGATTTATATCTACGCCGAGCACTACCAGCCGAAGACGCTCCTGAAGGACCACGCGAGCATGATCAAGGCGCGTACCGGGCACGTGCAATGGACCGTCGCCGATTGGGATGCGCAGGACAACGCCGAGATGGGGGCCCTGGGTATCCCTACCAACCGGGCGCGCAAGGAAGTTCTCGTCGGGATCCGCAAGGTCATGGCGCGACTCGTGAAACAGTCCGACGGGAAGCCGCGGCTGTTCATCTCCTCCGACTGCCCGAACCTAATTCGCGAGTTCGGGTTGTATCGGTGGAACGAAACGAAGGAAGGGCGCAACGACAAAGAGGAGCCGGTCAAGGAAAACGACCACGCGATGGATGCGCTACGATATCTGATTATGGAGGTGGATGCCGGTGGCTTTATTCTCGTATGACCGCGCGGCGAACCTGATCCGGGTCAACCTCCCGTCTATCCGCATCACGCGGCCGCCGAAGGAGAAGTCGACCGCAACCGAGCTTGCCTACCTCCTCGGTCAGATCGATGACGACGACTCGGGGAGTGTCCGGGTATCGGCGAATCCCTACGGACAGATATCATGGGTCAACATCGCAGTGACTAAGATCGCGCAGCACGTCGCAAGGGCGCGGTTCGACATCCTGCGTGGCGAAGCGATTGTCGAGAGCGGACCGATACATGATCTGTTTCGCGACGTGAATCCGTTCCTCTCGCGCTCGCAACTGTGGGAGTCGACGACCTCGTGGTTGATGATGAGGGGGGAGGCGTTCTGGATTCCTGGCCTTGGGGAGCAGCTTACCGATATTCTCTACGTGGTTGACCCCTCGACGATGAAAGAGCGGGTGAGCGAGTCGGGTGATATCACGATGTGGGAGTACAAGATCGATAACAGGATGATCCCATACCTCCCCAAGGATCTCATCCATTTCAAACTCTGGAACCCATGGTCTACGCACCGGGGCGTGAATCCGCTGCGGGCTATGAAGATGGATCTGAGCATGGTGGTCAACGCCACTCAAGCGAACCTTTCCATGCTCACCAACGGGGGTGTGCCCAAGGGCATACTCGAAAGCGATAACCCGACGCTCGACGAGAACCAGGCGAAGGAGATCAAAGAGCGCTGGCAGAAAGAGCACGGGGGCTCGAAGAGGCGCAACGGGATATCGGTGCTCGGCGCCGGGGTGAAGTACCAGCAGATCCAGATGTCGCCCGAGGACATGCAGTTTTTTACCCTGATGAAGTGGGGGCGGCAAACCATTCTTGCTCGGTATGGGGTTCCGCCGGCAGTGGCCGGGGTGTACGACGAGGGTAGTGCTCTATCGGGGAAAGACACCGGCGAGCAGATGCGGAACTTCTGGGAGGGCACGATCTACCCGCTGCTTCGGTTCTTTGAGGACAAGCTCGATACTGAGTTTTTCTCCCGGTACGGGTTTGCGGAGATCGGGCGCTTCAACATCGATCATATCTCGGAGCTGCAGGAAGACCGGAATGCACTCTCCGAGCGGCAACGGGCCGACGTCGCCGCGGGGCTCAGGACAATCAACGAGGTTCGATCAGATCGCGGGGAGGATCCGGTTCCGTGGGGCGACACGTGGTGGATGCCGCTTTTGCTACAGCCGGTCTCCGACTACGATGCCGCGCCTGATCCCATCGAGAGCGAGCCTATCAAGTACTGGGATGCGACGGTAACGGTCGCGGCGATGCTCGAGCACAAAGCGTCGTGGACGCCCGAGTACAAGGACATGCACTGGAAGCGGGTCACGCGGACATGGGCAAAGGTGGAGGCGCAGTATCGGAAGGAGTTGCAGGATTGGGTATTCGCGATTCGCGCGCGGACGCTGAATATCGCGAGTCGGGAGAAGCGGGGCAAGGCTCCGTCTGCAGCCGTGATAGACGAGATACTCGACGAGGGCTGGTGGGCTGCGGCGGAGTCGGAGTTGCGAACGCTTACCGCCAAGCGATATCGGGAGGCGATCGCTGCTACTGAGCCCCACGTGCGTGATGTGCTGTCGGCCGCGGGAGTGGCGCAAAGCGCGTCGTGGTCGATTTTCAACACGCGTGCGGTGGAAATGCTGAACGCTCGGTTGGAGAAGATCGGACGCATCACCGAGACCATCCGCAACGACACGCGTGATGTGCTCAAGCGGGCGGTAACCGACGGGCTCACCGACGCCGAGGCCGCCGAGAAGTTGGGCACGCTGTACAACCAAGCCAAGGTCCGGTGCAACACCATAGCGCGGACCGAGATTGGCGGGGTGGTCAATGACGCCGAGATCGCGAGTTACCTTGATTCCGGGTTTGAGTATCATTCGTGGCTCGACTCGCGCGATGCCGATGTCAGGCCGAGCCATCAGATATCGGAGACGGTGCGCATCGGCGAACCGTTTTCCAACGGGCTACGATGGCCGCACGACGAAACGGCTCCGGTTGAAGAGGTCGTGAATTGCAGATGCTTAACACTACCCGAGAAAGGGGAGGCTTAACATGAACGTACTGTTCAAAGGCGCAGCGGGATACGAGCCGCACGAGGTCACCGAGCAGGAGTTGGTAGCGTGAAGC